TTATGGCAGGATGGCAGAGTTCGGCTTAATGCACCAGTCTTGAAAACTGGAAACCGTTTTGCGGTTCGGGGGTTCAAATCCCTCTCCTGTCGTTCAAAGCCTTAATACTTAGTTGATAATTAAAACATTAGTTGATATTAAAGGAGTATGCTTAATGGCAGATTATAATGATTTTGTAAAGACAAAATTTGTTTGCTCCTGTTGCAATGAGCCATTACCATTAAAAGAATTTTTTAAAGCTAATAGCAGATTCTATTCGAACACCGGACATTTTGGAACTTGTAAGAAGTGCATGGCTGCTTTGTTCCAAGAGTACACAGTTGAGTACGGCAGTAGAATGAAAGCTATGCAGCGCTTGTGTATGGCTTTTGATATATATTATAATGCCGAATTATTTATGTCTTGCGATGATGGTACTCCAACTGTTTTGGGTAACTATGTCAAGAAGATGAATTTGGTAAATTACAGAAATCGCACATTTGATACAACATTAGAGGATGGTTTCTACTTCTCTATTAACGGCGAAGATGAAAAAGAAGAAGAAAATGACAAGAAGGGAAAGCCACTTGTCCCGCCGGAAATAGTTAAGAAGTGGGGAAAGAATCTATCTATTGATGATTACGATGTTCTGGAAGATCATTATAAATTGCTGAAAGGCGCAAATCCAAATTTAAATGATAACCAAGAAATTTATATAAATGAATTGTGTTACACCAAAATGTTTCAGATGCGTGCATTGCGGAATGGTGACACAGATCAGTTTGGTAAAATGTCGGACAACTATAGAAAGACATTTACACAAGCTGGTTTAAAAGCTGTCAGAGAAATTGAAAGTGACAGTAACGATTGTTGGGGAGAATGGGTAAGACGAATAGAGGAATATACACCAGCGGAGTATTACAAGAACAAATCACTATTCAATGATTTTGATAATGTTGGTGAATATTTTGAACGATTTGTATTACGTCCGTTACGAAATCTTATGCATGGTACAAGCGACCGAGATTATGAATTCAGTGTAGAAGATACCGAAGATGGTGACGAAGAATAAATATAAGAGCCGTAACGCTGACGAATATCAAAAGGTTGTAAATGAGAAATTTCCCCAAACGCATTTTTTATATGACGAAACAAATTTAGACCACTTTATTTTGTGGAATACATTCTTTCGAAGAAATCTGCACCGTGTAGCGATTGACTATCTAGGTTTGAGTTTATACCCATACCAGATAGTCATTTTGTATTTAATGGGTATAAGCAGATTTGTTTGTATCATCGCAAGCCGAGCAGCAGCCAAGTCATTTATTATTGCTATATTCGCTTGCTGTAAATGTATCGTTTGTCCTGGTTCAAAGGTTGTACTTTGTTCCGCAACCAAAGGGCAAAGTAAACTTATCGTTTCCGAAAAGATTCAAAAAGAACTTATGAGCAAGTCAAAAATGCTTGCTAAAGAAATTGAGAAGATCAAGGATAATCAGAACGAAGTTGTTGTTTTCTTTAGAAATAGCAGCACAATAACCGTTGTCCCCGCAAGTGACAATGGGCGTGGTTATCGTTCGACATGTATTATCCGTGAAGAGTTTCGGCAGATTGATAAGAAAGTTGAAGACTCCGTTCTTGCTCCGTTCCAAATCATACGAAGACCGCCGTACAAAATGAATCCGGCGTTCTATGAGAATATACCGGAGTTAGAGGAAGAAAGTGTTGACGTTTATATTTCTTCATCGTGGTTTGATGATGGACATTGGATGTGGACAATCGCAGACCAAGCGTATGACGGAATGATTAAAAACGAAGCTATGTATTTGTTGGCTTTTGATGAAAGTATAACATTACGGCACAAAATTAAATCATTCACGTATATGCGGAACGAGAAGAAGAAACAAGACCCGCTAACGTGGGCGATTGAATTCTTAAATGCGAGGGTAAAAGAAAACACAAGCGCATATTTCCCATATAGCTTATTGAGGAAAAACCAGAGATGCAAAAAGGCTTTTTACCCACGAAGAAATATAGACGCAAGATTAAACAAGAAGAATCCGTATGCTATACAACGGCAACCAGGAGAGGTAAGGATCATAAGCTGCGATATGGCTTTTGTCGAAGATAAGAAAAACGACAATTCTATTTTCTCTTGTATGCGGTTCTTGCCGGAGTATCAAACATACAATAGGCACAATGATGATACGATAAATGTTAATAGCGGTTATAGACGTATTGTGCCCTACATGGAGGCTATTCAAGGTGGAGACACCGTAAAACAATCTATAAGAATCAGACAACTTTATGAAGACTTTGACGCTGATTATATCGTACTTGACCTTAGAAATGCTGGTAGAAATGCCGTTCTGAAATTGGAAACATTCAGAATTATGATTGAAGTAAAAAGCGGGGATGCTGAAATGCAAATCCGACAGGAAGGTTATTTTTAAAAGGATAACCACTGGCAACGCATAGATATTGAAACTGCAATGCAGAATATAATATATCCAAGAGACTTCAATACCTAAAATTAATTTATTAATCATGGTAAAAAGATATGCTGAACTAATGGGAATAGTAACCATTAGAAGCGTGAGACAAAAAACTCATGCGATAACAATTTGATTTCTGTGTACGATAATTTAGCTAGAGTTATGTATGACGAAGAACGAGATTGTGAATACGCTCCATTGTCTTGCATGAATGATGAAAAGACCGCAAACCGTGTGAAAGCGGAAGGCGCTACGCCATGTATCTTTGCTGTAATTGCTACTCCGAAACTCAACAGCGAAATTGCGCAAAACTTTAAGCGTGTATTAGATGAAGAGAGGATAGATTTGCTAGTTGGTTTCGATGTTGCAAGCGAAGAGATACTTCCGAACAACAAAGAATATGTAGACGCACCAGACGCAGATACACAGATATTTTTCGAAAATCCGTTCTTGCAGACACAAGCCTTGATTAGTGAAACCACAGGACTTGTTTATGAGAAGAACGTACAAACAGGTATAATTACAATTCATGAGAGAGGAAACAATCGAAAGGATAGATACACTTCTGTTTCTTATGGTTCTCTGTTTTGTGATTATCTTGAACAGGACTTACTTTCTAATGTTGAAGATTATGAATTTGAAGTCTTGATAAACTAAGGAGGATATATGGCTGAAAAAGATAAAGATAATGTCTCGCCTGTTCCGAATAAGAGGGGGCGTCCTCCTAAAAAGAAAGCAAGTGAGACAAATACTGTTCAATCCAATAAAGGCAATACTGAATCCTATGAGTATGAGTCATATCATGGCAGAGTTGCGCTGTCTAATTATTACTTTGGACTAAACATCTTTGACTATTGTTCGCCGGAACAATTAGCAGAACTTGTGAAAGACCCAATGGCTAATAATGAATTTCTTAGGAAACTATCATTAGTTCTGTACGGCACAAATGGCTCTTTTAGTAATTCAGTTGATTATATGGTTGCGATGCCGACCCTTGATCGTGTGGTTGTTCCGTATGGACGCAGCGAAAAAAAGAAGAAAAAGAATCGTATGCTGATGGAATCCACACTTGAAACAATCAAAGACAAAGAGTTTGTAAGAGACGCTTTGTTTAGAATGATGGTTGAGGGAACGGCGTTCTATTATTTTGAAACTAACACCAGACCGCTAAACAATCAGAAATTTTTATCTGATTATGAAGTGGAAACAATTTATGAAATCAATGATTTAGGTATTAACGCAAGCGTTATTTCTCTTCCGGCAGATTACACAAAAATTGTTGGTAAGAAAAATTCGAATTACGTAATTGCATTTAACTTAGATTATTTCAATTTTGCTACTGGTGAATCAGTTGAAAATAAGTTGCGCAAATACCCGAAGGAAATTAGGGACGCTTATAATGCAAAGAGTAAAAACCCAAACAGAAAAGGTAATTGGGTGGTTCTTGATTCAAACAAGACAATCGTTTGTAAAATTAAGAGCAAACAAGATGAACCGTGGGGCAGACCGCTTGTAATAGCAGCTATCACCGATATTCTGTATGGTGATTATTTTACGCAGACAAAGCGCAATGTCTTAGATGAAATTAACAATCGTATTATATACCAGACATTTCCGGAGGGAAAAGATAAGGGTACTTCCGCTCTTACAAAGACACAGCAGCAAAGACAGCATGACGCTGTAAAGTCTGCCGTGTTGAACAAGAATAATTTAGGCGGTACTTCTTTCTTCTCTGTTGCAGCGGGTACAAAGATTGACGCTATCCAGGCTGCAAACACAGATATCTTTGACGATAAGTACGAATCAAATCTCAATGACAAGATTTCACTTGACATTGGTCTTGCTGGTGGATTGCTCAATGGCGTTGGTTCTGGTAGCTATTCCGCACAGCATGAAAATCTTGAACTTGTTTCCGCTCAGATTTTTCAGTATCTTGAATCAATCGAGTATGAATTAAACAAGGTTATCAATAAGAATATTGTTAAAGATAGTAGCAATAAGGTTAGTGTAAGTTATCTGCGAATTACTCATGTAAACAAAACAGATATGGTCGCTTACGCTAAAGAGTTGTATTTACAGGGCAAAGGTAGTCTTTCTCTTTGGGCTGCTGCTGTCGGCATTAAGCCGGATGTTTTCTTTGCGCTTCTGGATCAAGAACTTGAAGATGATATTGAAAACAAATATCCTGTTCATATGACTTCTTTTACATATAATGGCAACAATGGTGATGATAAAGGTGGTAGACCTGTTGATAAAGATTCAATGGTTGATACTACAATTGCCACTAGAGCCAATGGGAGTAATGATGCTCCTAAACCTAGTACAGACTAAATCGAATAAGATATAAGCAGAGGGCGGTTTTACACTGCTCTCTTTTTATATATAAACACGAAAGGATGGTGTAAACATTTGAAACGATTTGAACTTTCAGAAAAAGTTTCTTCGAATGGTCAAAGAAAATTCAAAGTAATTTTGCACGAAATTTATCCGGATTCGTGTGTCGATGCGGTCAATGAGGTTGGAACAATCTTTAATGCAAATGGTATCACATGGATTGAAGAATACTGCAAAAAAGCCGCTGACTCCATCGTAGGAAAAAGTATCAGATGTGAATTTATCAATGAGGATCGTACAGAAATTTTGGGACATGGCGCAACCGATATTATTGACGGTGTACCAATTTTCGAAAATGCAACTATGATCGGATTTTTTGATAAAGCATATGTTGAGGAAATCGAAACCACAGATGAATTTGGCGAAGTGGTCAAAAAGAAATTTATGATTGGCGAAGGTGAAATTGACAGTCTTTGCTATCACAATTTCTGCGAACGTCTTGACCATGACTTGATGGAAGGCAATGCGCCGAAAGGCAGTGTCGAAATTCTGCGTACTACAGATAATGATGCAATCGTTTATAAGTACGGTTATAAAGATGAAGGCCGTATTCCGATGGTTTTTGATTACTCTGGATATGCATTGTTGGGAGTTCTCCCCGCTGACCAAACAGCAACTATATTAGAGTTGAACGAATCTCAAAATTTCAAGGAGGAAACGATAATGGACAAGGCTGAAATTAAGGCAATTGTCGAAGAGGTTACAGGCGTTAATGCTGAAATGAATGCTTATAAGGCTGAGTGTGACAAAGCAGTTGCAGAAGCTAATGAAGCAGTTACAGCTAAAGATGCTGAAATCTCTGAACTGAATAGTAAGGTAGATGCACTTACTTCTGAACTGGAAAGCGCTAAGACTGAAAACGCTGACCTTGCATCTAAGAACGAATCTCTTACATCAGAAGTTAATTCACTGAACGAAAAGATTTCTGCTATTGAGACAGAAAAGAAGGTTGAGGAACTTAATTCTGCAATTGCTTCTTTCACTGACGAGCAGAAGGCTTATGCACAGGCTGAGATTGACGCTTTCAAGGCTTCTCCGCTTACATCTGAAATTAACTCTGTTGTTAATAAGATTTATGAGGGAATTGGAATCAAATCTGTTGAAGAAGCTGCGAAGGTAGCTGCTGAACAGAATTCAAAGACTGATACTGTTGAGGATATCTTTGCAGCGGTTGAGACTGTAAAGAAGGAAGAAGAAGACAACAGTATTTTCTAAATTAAGGAGGAATTTAAAATGATTAGAAGCATAGCTATTCATTTAGCTATGTGATTAGTCCGTTATATTTCGAAAGAGTATAATGTATCCTTTTGAATTGCTGGAAAACCCTTAGAGCCATTTTGCCACAACGTAACAATGAAATAAATGTAAGCGTGATGGTTAAAAAAGTAAATGGATTGGGCGATCAGCAGCCAAACCCCGAACAGGGGGAGGTTCAACGACTATCGGCTGAAATGCCGTTAGGGTGCAAGCGCATCCGAAGTGGAA